CGAAAAAAATCCAAACGCAAAAATTATATGCGTCGAAGCTTGTCCAGAAAATATCGATGCTCTCCGCGCCAACGTCGGCGACTTCGCCGAAATTGTGCACGCTGCGTGTAGCTATGAGCCTGGCGAATTGGCGTTATGTAATGCTGTTCGGCCAGACTGCGTTAGTACTGGCGGGTCTATAGTCGTCTCGGCGGATGCCGTGCTTGCGCGCGCGGTCGGCGAGTACTGGCCCGACAAACGGCCGCTGCAAAAAGTTACGCTAGAGCAGTTAGCCGCGCGATTTAATTTCACAACAATTGATTTGTTGAAACTAGACTGCGAAGGTAGTGAGTATTCAATTCTTGGAAATTGCGACATATCGCGTGTTGGGTTTATTCTTGGCGAGTATCATGACCAGGCTCGCTGGGATGAATTTAGGCAGTTGCGTTTTGCTGATTGGGATTACGGACATATGTCTCAAGCAAATAATATGGGCAATTTTCATCTTCGTAATCCTGCCGGCGCGTGATAAGTTACGTGCGTTATGCCGCGCAAACTCATTCTCACTAACCGGCAAAGCCCGGGTGACCTGGTGATGCTGCTGTACGCCATCACTAGTCTGCATGAGGCGTATCCGGGCGAATATCTAACAGACGTGCGCGTGTCTGTTCCCGAGATTTTTGAGTTCAATCCGCTGATCACAAAAATAGCAGACGATGACGGCGAATCTACGACGTTTCGCATGGAGTATCCGCAGGTACACGACAGTAACTCGAAGCCGTTTCGTTTTATTACCGCGTTCACTGACGACTTATCCAAAAAATTAAATCGAGCAATCCCGCCAACTAAGTTTGCCGGAATACTGCCGATAAGCCCGCAGGAGCAGCAATGGTACTCAGCTATTCACGAAAAACTCGGCCGTGATGTACCGTACTGGGTGATTAACGCCGGACACAAATACGACTTCACTGCCAAAACGTGGTCATTCCAGCGTTATCAGGAATTGGTCAGCTGCTTTCCTGATGTGTGGTTTGTGCAGGTCGGCGCGAAAGAGCACAACCATCCAAAACTGGCGGGGCGCAATGTCATTCGAATGGTTGGCGAAACGACGACACGCCAGCTCATAAGACTTGTGTACAACGCGTTTGGCGTCATCAGTCAAGTAAGCTTTCCAGCGCATTTGTCGTACGCTATTCCGCCGCATCCGCGCTTTAAACGCCGATCCCGCGCGAGCATTGTGGTAGCTGGCGGCCGAGAGCCGGCGCATTGGGAAGAGGGGCCTAATCAGCACTTTCTGCATACATGCGGAATGCTGCCGTGCTGTGATCACGGTGGTTGCTGGAAAAGCCGCGTTGTGCCGCTTAACGATAACGACAAACAAGACAACAGTCTGTGCGTTTCGCCGGTCAAACTTGCAGATGGGCAGTGGATCGCTAAATGCATGGACATGATCGAGGTTGACGATGTCGGCAAGATCATTTCGCGTTATATGCAGAACCTAGAGTACGAGCCCAAAAAATGAATCCGTATCGGAAGACAACGATTGCAATTGATTTTGATCGCACGTTTACCAGCGATATCGATTTTTGGCGCGGTGTTATAGCTTTAGCGGTTACGCGCGGCCACGATGTGCTATGTGTAACTGGGCGCACTGATTCAACAGCAAGCCGCGCGGAAATTGCTAGGGTATTCGGGCCGTACATTTTCAGTCGGCTTAAATGCTGCATATTTTGCAATCACTCGCCAAAGCGCGCTGTTGTGTTATCTCACGGTTATAAAGTTGATATCTGGATTGACGATTTACCAGAAGGCGTTGGCGCAAAAGACGCGCAGGCTTTTCAACAACTAGAACGCGAATTTTGCGTTTTTGAGACGTTGCCGATTCTTGACGGCAACCCTGTCAGCCACAAAACGATTTTGCGGTCGTTTTAGTAAAATAGACTGCAACAGCCGGAAGGATCTGGCTGAAATATCGAGCTGAACGGATTCAGTGATGCAGCATCGCTGGCATTACATCTACGTAATTTTGTACCCAGAGCTTGGGTATAAGTTTTATTACGGGTCGCGCATCACTGCGAAGCACCCCGAAGACGATGTAATGTATTTCGGATCGTCAAAGACGTTCAAACGTTACAACGACATAAATGACGCAGAATATCAAATTACGGCGTTAAAAGTCATTTTGTGGGCGGCAAAGCTGCCGCATTGCAAGAAAAATACGCGGCAACTAAACGAGCTTGAAACGAAGCTCATACGCGATGCGCTCACAAACGTTGAGCACTTAGGGCCGGATGTTTGCCTGAACCGTAGTTACGCCGGCCGTCCCGCGCTCACGCCACAGGAGCAGCGCGAGATCGGGCTGCGCGTAGTGGCTAACGGCGGCGGGTTTTTTGGCATGTCAAAACGCCGGCACATGCACTTTGCGAAACTCGGCGGGCATAAATCGCACGCTATGGGTGCCGGCGTACACGGCATATCAAAAGAACAGCTAGCGGATGCGCAAAAACGCGGGCGCGCGACTATTGTGGCTCGGTACTCCAAGACATATACGTTTATTAATCCAGCTGGGCAATCTGTTACATTTACAAATCTAAAGCAATTTTGCCGCGACAACGATTTAAATCCCGGGCATATGCGCAGTTTAAATAGCGGCCGGCTTAAAACGCACAAAGGCTGGAAGAAAGCATGTTAATCAGTATTCCGTATTTTTATGTCGTCGTTCTGGGCGCTATTTGTGTAGGTTTTGGTTATGTAGCTGGATACGCTGTCGGGCGGCTGGACCTAATTTGGTGGTCATTTTCCAATTTCCAGAAAGTGGAACCTGCCCAATATTCGCAATTCGCGAATCGCGAAAAGCGCGAAAAGCGCGAAAAACCGCGGGATTTTGTGGCCAGAGCCGCCGAAGACACAGCCCGCGAAAAAATCGAAATTGATGAGCGTAAGTTTGTTACAGCTATAAAAACAGCTGATTTTGTCAAGAACGAAAAAACAACACTTGGCAAAACCACCGAATCAGACGATGATATTGGAGCCTCCGTGTCGAAACTTGCGCAGCTAAAAGGAAAATAACATGGCAAAAGGCCTAGATGTTGGTACATCTTTTGTTGTTATGGCCAAAGACGGCGAACACGGCAAAGTCGAATACAAAGACTTTCGTGATGCATTTTACGTCATCAAGCCGACTACGCCCGTCGCGACAAAGATGATCGAGAAGGGGTTGGCTGGCCGTGTTTTTGTTAAGGACGAATCTGGCGCGTTTATTCTGCTGGGTCAGGACGCTATCGAAAAGGCCGTTGAACGCAACGACTCGGCCAAGCGCCCTATGTACCGCGGCGTCGTATCGCCGAAAGAAAAGGACGCAAAACGCGTGCTTGCATTCATTCTGCGCGAAGTTTGCGGCCCGGCTGTTCCTAGCGAGAAAATCGTGTTTTGTATTCCGGCGCAGCCTGTTGATCAAACCGACGACGATTTTGACGTCGGGTACCACGAAGACGTAGTAAAGCTCATCCTGTCTGAGGCTGGCTACGTCCCGCGCGCGATTAACGAAGCCGAGGCGCTGTGCTACTCGGAGTTTGAAAATGACGACTATACCGGTGTCGGCCTGTCATTTGGCGCGGGTATGGTAAACGTTTGCGTAATGCTAAACGGTGAACCGACTGTAACATTTTCGACTACCAAGTCCGGCGACTGGGTAGATCGCATGGCGGCCGTGGCAACTTCCGAGCCAGACTCGGTAGTCCAGGCCGAAAAAGAGCACGGGCAGTTTACAGTGGGCGAGCCGAATGATAATCCGATTCTTGGCGCTGTTTCGTCGTACTACGACAGGTTAATTGAGTACACGGCCAAGCAACTGTCTGCCGCGTTAACTGGGCACAAACTATTACCTAAATTCAAAGAGCCGCTTGTTATTGCTGTCGGCGGTGGCACATCTCAGGCGAACGGTTTTGTACCGTTATTCGCTAAAAAACTCAAAGAAGCGGGCTTTCCGTTACCCGTTAAAACTGTGCGGCACGCCGCAGATCCTCTTCATGCTGTTGCTCGCGGCTGCTTAATTGCCGCGAAAATTCTGTAAGAATTTCAGCCCAACTTTTCTTACTGGTAAAATTGGTTACGTCGTAAGTTAGTCGTGGTGGCCGACTGGTTAGGGAAGCAAAACGCTGCGCAGGGATGCAAGGCGTTTTGACAGGAATCCGTGGTCAGGCTATGGCCGCGCACACGGTAGGTGGAGCAATGAATGCCGCACGGGGTTGAGTTTACACCCTAGAAAGTCATTGCAATGCCCCGGTTCGCCGGGGTTTGGACCTGTGGGAGGGGATCACAGGGGCTTACGACAATTAGCAAGTAACCGAACAGTAAGAGCGAAAACGTGTTAGACGAATATTTTCATTCGCTATCTGTATTCGCCAGTGCTTTTGGCGTGTCTGCTTTCGCCGGCCTAGCGACGCTTTTACGCTTCGCAAAGCGGCTTTCCTGGCTTTCTGTAATAAGCGCTATGTTAAACGCTGGGTTTTTAGGGCTCGCTATCGCGCTTATCTGGTACCAGAACTACTTAAAATCTGAAAATGTGTCTGGTTTGCTCGGAATTTGCGTACTGGCCGGCATGGGTGGTTCCACGCTCAGTGATTTGTTAATATCAGTAATTGCTGGTGCCGGCATTAGTGTCAAAATCACGCACGAACGGGATCGCGACGGAGACTACAGAAATGACAGCAAAGATGCGAAAAACTCTTAGCTGGGCGGCAATTTTTGGCTCATTTGTCTGTTCGATTCTTTTGCGATTTTCTGCGTTAGCTGCCGTTCAGCACGTGACCGCCTCGGCCGCCTCGGCAGCCCCGGAGCCAGTAACGCAATCCGCGGAGATTAGCGCCCCTCGTAAATAATTGCTCGATAGCACAATGGTAGTGCACGGCACTGTTAATGCTGGGGTTGTAGGTTCGAGTCCTACTCGAGCAGTCTGGATTGCCTATGGACGGTTTATCGGTTTTATCCGCGTTTTCGGCCGACAGCGCTGCTGCGGCTTATCAGTCGGGTAATGCGCATGGTTGGTTAGTTAAATCAAGCCAAGCCGCGGTTAATACGCATTGTCTGTCCGGCCGGCTGTATGTGGCTAAAAGCGGCTGGCTGCTGCTGTCCGTACCTAATGCGCTTGTGCGCGGTGTTTTTGACGCGTTAAACGCGCCGGGCGTCGAGTTGCCGCTCGCGGGCGCCATGAACGTGCCGAACGTAGACAAAGATCTACTAAACGCGCACATATCAGTAATGACAGCCGCCGAAGTAGAAGCTATCGGCGCTAAGAACATCAACGAGCGCGGACACGCGTTTCGCTATACGCTTGGACCGGTTAAAGAAGTGCCGGTCAGTAATATTGACGGCGTCAGCAAAGTCTGGTTTATCCAGGTATCCAGCCCGGAGCTCGCCGCGCTCCGAAAAACTTACGGGCTGACGCCAGCTATCAAAAACGATGAGCCGTTTCACATTACAGTAGCTGTCCGCCGCCGCAACGTGATGCGCGAGAACGACGTCAGCAAGTGTTACGAAACCTCTGCTGAAAAGGCGAGCGGGCATAGGTTTAGTAACACCGACGTAAGCTACGACTGCAATTGCTCCGGGCGTTGCACATGCCCGGCCAATTGTATCTGCAAAAAATCAGGGTATTGCGGCCTTAAAACCGCGCATAAAAAATCGGCCGGCGAACTTCTCCACGGCGGCGAGGCAGACAACGTACCCGATCGTCAGTTTCCTCCAAAGGCGTTAGCCGAAGGAAAAGCACATGAGCGCGAACACACAGACAACAATCAAATCGCCGGCGAAATTGCCAAGGATCATCTGCAAGAAGACCCCGCCTACTACAAAAAAGTCGAGCAAGTAGAAAAAGAGGCTATGCCGGAGATCATCAAAAAACTCCGCGAGGCCAAAGCGCATTCCGACGCTAAACGATATGACCGCAAAAACGCTATTCTGCGTGAGTTGATGAACAAAGCGCCGGAAGAGTGGCACGTTGACGATCCGGTGCCGTATCACATGGGTATCACGCACGCGCCGACAAAATTTCGGTTTCACGCTGACCCGCAGATTATCCCAACAGGCGTGAAAGTAAAAGCAGCAGAGGTCAATCCGTACTGGGCGCAGTTAATGAATACGACGCCGGTAATAGACCGCAATAAGACGCTGTGGCAGAACTTTTTTTCGCATTTACAGCGCGTGAAAAGTCGCGGGGATGTTACGGCCGATATGCAGCAAAACAATGAAGCATGGCGCGCCGAGCTTATTCCTGGTTACCGCGAACGTATGAATATGGCTATCGCACGCGGTCAGTACCCGAAACAAAATCCGGTAACCTCGGCAATTAGAAATTACGGCGATTCTGTTTTAAATAGGTTAGCCTAATATGGGGCCGATTATCACTCGAATTCGAAACTGGTTTTCACCAGAAGTGCCCCCACCGTCGCCCGAGCCGTTGCCGACACCCGCACCAGAACCAGACGCGAAAATACCAGAACCGAGCCGCATTCAGGTGCTCAATTTTATTCGCGCGCTGATGATACTCCGTAACGCCCCGTTTAAAGAACTTAGCGCCGAGTTCACGAAGCTTCCGCATAAAAAGATTGCTTACGCAATTGGCGCGATTATTTGGGTGTTTATGTCGTACACGTTTTTGAAGTATCTACTTGGGTTGTAAAATAACGAGATGACGCAAAATAGCGATAATATCTCTGCAGTTGATTGGCAAAACGTGCCGGAGCGCGTTAGCGTTCTTTTTCCAGCTGCGCTTACGCTGCGCGCTATGCACGACAAAGTGGCAAGCGATGTCGGTATTTTGGCTATTGCGTCGGTTGCGTGGTGCCCAGAAGCCAATAAACTGATTGTGTGTACGCCAGAGAAATTACCGGCCGCGCTCAAACAAGCGTATGCTAATTCGCTTGGCGCTGATTGCGGCGTAGCGTTTGCCACAGCGCTTCCGGATATTTATTCCGCTGTTGTCGTTAAAGAAGCCAGTTTTACTGGCATGGTCAATTCCGGCTGGAATACAGCTAATCGCGCGCTCGGCGGACCCACGCCGTTATCGAATGCGATTGTTTCTGGTCTTGTTCTTGGCGGACTTGGTTACGGCGCAGGTACGTTAGCTGAAAACATTATCCCTGAGCAGTATTTAGAGCGCGGCCGCCTGCGCAAACCGCTCGGGATTACTGGGCTGCTCGCTGGTTTGGGTGTCGGGCATCTCGGCGCAACTGGCGCATCAAAAGCATTGAATCAGGGGTATCTGCGCTCTTGGGTCACGAATAACAAAACACCTACTCCGGCAGAAAAAACAGCTGCGCCATCAAACACCGGTTTGTTTGCGCCGACTATTCCTGTAGACGCGTTTAACCGCGCGGTTTGGTCTGATGCGGCTACTGGTTACAGTCAAGCTGGCATTGTTGGCGGGCACACAGCGCCGCAAATCGCAGCCGCCACGACTGGCATTATGCGCGGCGTTGCGGCGCAAACGCGCTCGCCAATTGTCAGCCCGGCTAACGTCATTAATACACTTGCGTCGGCTGGTGTCGGGCTAGCCACTGCTAACGTAGCTGGGCGCACAATTGGCGCGCTGGCCGGCATGACACCAGCGGCTCAAGAGAAAATTCAAGACATTGGGCTGTGGGCTGGCGCGCTGCATGCGGTAATCCCGCCGCTATTCGGTAGTAACTAAATTTTGATTGCACAAACGCGGTCAGATAGTGAGAATTGTTGAATACACAAGGAGTTAATCATGACAAAAAAGACAACGACAGCTGCCGCCAATGTTACGCCCGCGCCGGTAAGCACTGTAGCTGCCCTACGCGAAGAGCTTCGCGTACTGAGCGCGGCGGCTGATGCTACGGTTCCGCAAAAAGAGTGGATTACGCCAGAATTTATTTCAATGGTGACATCGGTCGGTATTAATCTTGTAACCGCTGCGTCAGTTGTTGGCTGGGTTGACGCCCACGCGGCGCAAGAGCTTACAAAAGCGATTACGGCGCTTGGCGTTGCTATCGGCGCGCTCAGCGCGAACGCCGCGATTATTTGGCGGTATCTTGCCGGCCGGCAGGCTGTCAAGGTTGAGGCTATGCGTATGAAGTATCAATACATGGAGACGGTTGCTATTGAGCGCATGCGTTCAAACGCCGGCTGGTGATGTCTGACGACGCACTTATTGCAAAAATCGAATCGAGTCCGGTTCTACGGCAGGCAAGTGAGAAGCTGTTTTCAGAGGTCTCATTTCGTGCTGGCAAATCGGCTCGGTTCGCAATTATTACGATTCTCACGGCGATCTCTATCGTCGTGCAGATTATCGCGCTGTGCCAAAAACGGCACAGCAAGGACACAATTGTCGATTGGCTGAAAAACGCGAGAACACTCCCGCGATTTCGCACAGTTCGTTTGCGCCGGCGGTTAGACGCGTTGTGGCAAGAGCACTGCGGTGACGATCCGGAAGAATGCGAAAGTAACGCGCTGTTCGCCGCGATAATGGACGTCGGCGAGAACGCGACCGACGAAGAAATTAACGAACTTCTTCGGCTGGCGGACGAGACGCAAGCCGACAAATAAGCAATGGAGGCTTGTAATGGCTAAAGCAGCTCCGGCACCACATCACGTAATGCCAGTGGTCGAGATTTTGCGTAAACTGCAGACGCTCGGATATTTCGGCGATCAAAAATGGTCTCAGGTTAAAAAAACTAGCGGTAAGGCGTTAGAAGCCGCGATTAGGCAGTATCAGATTTTTAACGGATTAGAGCAGACCGGCGTAGTCGGTCCGCGTACTGCGCACGTCATGGCTCGCCGCCGTTGCGGGTTACCTGATTTCAATATTTCCGGCCGCGATCAACCATGCAAATGGCCGATGTCGCAAATTACGTATTACTCAAAACTTACGTTGCCCGGAATTTCTGAGTCTCAAACTAATCAAGCGTACGACATGGCGTTTGAGCAGTGGTCCGCGGTCTGCAACATCGATCCAATTCGCGTAGACAGTCCAAGCACCGCGAACATTTTTGCGAGATCGGGCAAGGGCAAAGCCGACAGTTTAGACGACCGCGGTGGCACACTTGCTTGGAGCGAATTGCCGTGCGGCGTGACTCAAAACATGCAGCTTGATCAGATGTTTGACGAGGCGGAAGAGTGGACATTCGATATGGCGGTGGCCGTAATTTGCCACGAACTCGGGCACGCCCTCGGTTTGGCGCATTTAGGTAAAGGTAACCTGATGGCGCCATATTACGACCCGAACGTAAGTACGCCGCAAAAGGGCGACATCGCCGAGATGGCGGCGCTTTACGGTAAGCGGAAAAAACTAACAAAACCCGGCGGAAAAGACACGGTGCAGGTGCATGGCACTCTTGTGATTAACGGGCGTCCATATATGCTTGTGCCGCAATTCTGATAAAATGCATTCAACCCTTTGCGTATTGGAGCTAACATGACAGCGATTCAGGTGGTACTTGGCGTTGCGTTTCTGGCTGCATTAGTTGGTGTTTACTGGAAACAAGTTGCGGCGATTTTTGGCCGAACTGTACGGTTTCGCGCCGGTCAGAAATCCTCTATCGCCGTAGAGCTGGTCGACGATATTCTGTCTGTTACGCAACTTCGCGACAAATTAGCCGCCGAGGGTTATCAAGAAGGCGTAGATGCGTGCACGGTACTTCTTCGCGTAATTGTCGAGCATAACCACGCGACACAGGGTGTTGTATGAAAAATTTAGTTTGGGTACTCGGCGTTTTACTCGCGTTGTCGTTCTTTTTTCCGGATGCGGGTAAATTGCCCACACCGCCTGTTCCCGCGCCTGCCCCAACTCCGGCCCCGCCAGTTGAAACAGACGCAAAGATTGCCGGACTGTTAGCTGACGCGACGCCGGAGGACAAAGCGCGCGTTGCCAGTATCTACACCGGGCTGCGCACAGTGCTTTCACGCGATAAGGGCGAGTTTGTAAACAATACTGAGCGGTTTGCCGTACTTCAGGCGAACACGCTCAAGCTAGCGGTAGAGCAAGTGGGGCGTTATCCTGGTTTGGACGTTGCCATCGAGGCTGTGTTTAAAACCGCAATTGGGACAGACGACGTGGCTCAAATTACGCCAGAAGTCACAGCGGCGTTGTGCAAAGCCTGCGACATCATCATTAACTCGACTAACTGACATGGCCGATACCGAACACTTCTTCGAGTCTGTCTTCGACGTAGCCAAGGCTTACGAGCAGGGTTTCGTCGGCGCGTACAGCAATCCAGAAGCAGCGGAAGCACTGCGGGATCAGATTAAAGCGGCGGGCGGTATTCCGGACGGCGCGATGGCGTGCGCGGAATATCGATTAGCTGAAACAGGCAAGGGCAAATTAAGTTTGCCTTTTCTGGAGATTTTAACGCTGTACCCGGATTGCTTGCCGGGCGGCGCGCAGGGCCGTGGCGATTGTGTCAGTTGGTCTACGCGTAACGCCTGCCTTGGCACAATGTGCTGCGAAATTACTAGCGGCTTGCCTGATCAAAACAGTGGCAGGCTTGAGGGCGCGCCTGACGTTTCTGACACAGCGCGGCTAAACGGCGTGCTGAGCACCGAGGCGATTTATAACTGGCGCCGTCACGGCGGCGACGGGTGGAGCTGCGCAGAAGCGGCGCGGGTTGTGTTGAATGACAGTGGTCTGTGGTTGCGTAAAAAGTACGACGAAATCAATGTAGATTTTACGCAGTACAGCGCACGTAATGCGGGGATCTACGGAAGCCGAACGCCGCCTGAAACATGGCGCGCTGTTGGCAAAGATCATCTTGTTCAGACAATCACTGAAGTAGAAACGTACGAAGCGCTTCGCGACCTTTTAGCAAACGGATACTGCGTAAGCAGCTGCGGCGGCGAGGGTTTTTCATCGCAGCGCGATGAGAATGGTTTTTCGCGTCGGCAGGGCTCTTGGGCGCACGCGCTCGCATATCTCGGCGTAGACGATCGTCCCGACATTATCAAGCTGTATGGCGAACCGCTCGTGCTGGTTCAAAACAGCTGGGGAGATTGGAATGACGGGAGTCGGCGCATCTTCGGCACGCAGATAGATATACCGATCGGCGCATTTTGGGCGAAATGGTCGGATATCAAAAATCGATACATGGTCGCGATTTCTGGTGTAAATGGCTGGCCGCCGAAAAAGCTGAAAAGTTTTGGCGCGCTCGGCAACATATAACGAAGACGTGTCGCAAAAAACGTAAAAGGACAACACATGTTTGAGTGGTTGTTTTTGCTCTTTTTCCCGGTGGCGCCTAAACATGCCGAACCGCCCAAACAAGACTTTGTCGGGGTGGTCGCTGCAGAGGCTGCTTATACTGCTTTGTTACCTAGTAAAAAAGAAGTAAAGCCCAATCGGCCCATCGATCCCAATTGCCCGACTTGCCGCGGTACTGGTAAAGTGCGCTCTGGCGACGGCATTAGCTGGACGAAGTGCCCGACATGCCAAGCTGCTGAAGAAATGAAACCGACGCAAAACCCGTCGATGCGGCTGCAGGTTAAACCGCTGCCTTCGCCGAAAACAAGCTCTTGCCCTACTGGCGCTTGCCCGTATCCGCGCGGTTAAACAAACGAGGTTCAAATGGCTGATCGCAAGGACGTGATCGGAAAATGCTACACGTATCGCGGGCTGAAGTTTTACGCGCAAAATGGGTTTATCTGCCTGCATGACGAAGATACCGGCGAGTACTTCGTTCTAACGCGGCGCGAATTTCTTGAGCGGGCCGCTGCGCTGAGCTTAGAGATCAAACAGCTCCGCGACATGATGGCCGCGAATCCCAGCAAAAAATGGCTGGTGGCGGACCGCATGGATTTGCAGAACGGCATAGACATGATGATCGCCGCGGCAAAAGAAGCCAAAGAACAGGGCGACAGAACAGATCCTGATGTTGATGCCTGGTTCATGCGGCACCGCCCGAATCGCAAAAGTAAAGTATCGCTGGCGGCTGGCGCAAATTTCACATTAAACACGCCAGGCGCGCTGTCGTTGGGCGCCGATACCGGCAAGCACGTTAAACCTGACTTTTCAGTTTCTCCGGGGCAATCTGGTAAAAAGAAGATCATCCTCCCCGGAGAATTCTGATGGAAATCACCGCGCAAGATGCGTTTAAGCTCGGCTTTCTCACCCGCTGTGCCGAAGAGCAATTAACGGGGGAAGCGCTCGACGCCCGGCTGGACAAAGTCGCCGAATTTAACAAGCGCGCCGGCGGGCTGTATGAGTACAAGCCGACATCGGTATCACTGCCGGGTACGAGCGAGATTGCCGCGCTAACAAAGCCGCTCGTTGGGTGGGCGCAGTCGATGTACGCGCTGCCGTTCGCGGCATCGATCCTCGGCGGCAGTGGCTTGGGGTATGGCGCGGCGAAAATGATGGAGCCGCAAATATCAGAAGATGAGATTAAAGCGCAAGAACTAGCCGACACATATCGGCTATACGCCGAAAAAGCCAAAGCACGTAAAAAAGTTCGGCAATATCGTCTGGGGCATAACGCGTCGTGAGTACGAAAAAGTATTTTGGCGAGCGCGGCGGTCCGATGCACGGCAATGAGCGCTTGCATTGGCCGGGCACTGCCGATGGTTTTCCTGTTGTCGGCGGGGCGATGCCGGCAGACTTAAAAAAGGAAGAACTGGAAAATCTCGATTTACGCCTTGATTTCAAAAGCAAAATGTTTGAGCTTTGGGATCCGGCACAGAAAGCGGAATTTGACGACGTTAACGATAAAATAGTAAACGGATGGTTTTTACTGCAGCGCCGAATGGATAACTGGGCCGAGGATCACAAACATTTTCGTGTTTGGCTTGAGTGGGCCCAAGTTTACGGCATGCTACCGCCAAAGGCCTGATAATGACAAACGAAAAAACAGCTCTGTTTCAGTGGCTTATCGACGCTTTACCCGGCGGCGCTATTGAGCAGTCTCGTGCGCGGGCTGCACTGGCAAAACTTTACGACCCAGCGCAGGCCAAGCAGATGGGAGAAAATCTTGGTGGTCTGGCGCTTGGCGGCGTTGGGCTCGGATTATCTGGTTCGCGGTTGTATCACCTGGTCAGCGAGCTGAACAGAAAACCAAGCAAGTACACGAAATTTAGCCCCGGCGCTAAGGGCGTTGATGACGAAGAAAAGCTAGCCAGCCTAGCCGATATCTACACGAACGTGGTTAGCGCGCCCGGCAAGCTCATTCAAAATATCACGACTGACAAAGGCACGCGCGACGCGTTGTTTCAAACAGCGCAAATTGCGAGCATCATGGGCGGCACTGCAGCCGGCGCGCACGCAATGAACAAGCTGGTAAATGAAAAACGCAAAGAAAATCTCAAAGAACAAGTTGAAGACGCTAAGAAGCAGTACATGCGGGCGCTGTTAAGCAAAAAGCACGCGGCTGCTTTGGATTCGGCTTTTAGCGCATTACAAGACGCCACGCAAGAAAAGCGCGCAAATTTATGGGGTATTATGCGGATGCCGTTTGATTCCGCCCGGTTAGTCGCGAAGGCGTTGGGCGACAAAGATGAATCACTCTACAAGGCCTATGTAGCGACTGTTCTCGGCACTGGCGGTCTTGCCGGCAAAATGACATATGACTGGACTAGAGCGCGAGGTCGCGACAAAGCTGTCGCAGAGGCTCAGAAGGCACGCGCCCGTATGGCCGGAATTGCGCCAATTCACGTCGACCCCGAACAAATGGCGGCGCTTAAACGAGTCGCAGCTGACGACTAATGAGGTGTCACTATGCCGACACCCGAATCGTCAAATTCGATTCTCGGTTCGCAAACTAGACCGTTTGGCGACATTGGCGCATTGCGCCAGAATATTTTCCAGCAGTCGCAACAGTCTGCGGCAACTGTCGCGCCGTTCCGGCCGGAGGTTACGCGCAAAGGCATTTTTGATACTGTTGCGCAACAGGCGCAGCAGATAAAGCCAGTTCAAAATGATCTGTATACGCTGTCGATTAGCGACGTCGGCTACGAAGGCCCAGAGCGGTTTACAAAAAAAGACCATAAGCAGGCCGTGTTGTCTCACGGCAGCCTCGCGAGAAAACTACGCGGTACCTGGCAGCTGACAGACAATAAGAGCGGCGAAGTGATCGCCAATCGCCGCGCGACGCTGGCCAATGTGCCGTACATGACAGACGCCGGCACATTTGTGCACAACGGCGTCGAGTATACGCTAGCGCATCAATTGCGTCTTCGTCCTGGCGTATACACGCGCGAGAAAGACAACGGCGAGCTCGAGGCGCATGTAAATGTGCTGCCCGGCAAAGGCCGCATGCATCGATATTATCTAGATCCAAAAACCGGTGTATTTAAAATCAACCTCGGGCAGGCGCAAATTCCGCTCATGCCGCTACTCAAAGCAGTCGGGGTGTCGGAGCAGGACATTCGATCGGCGTGGGGCAATGAGCTGACCGCGGTTAATATGGCCAAAGGTGATGCCGGCACATTAGACAAACTCTATAACCGTCTTGTCTACAAACCTGTGGCCGGGCTGGACGCAGACGGCAAGCAGCGCGCAATCGCCGAAGAGTTTGCGAAAATGGAGATGGATCCAGAAGTAACAAAACGCACGCTCGGCGAGCCGCTAAAGAACTTGACGCCTGACGCTATTCTGAAGATCACAAAAAAGCTGATTGCTGTAAATCGTAAAGAGGTCGACACAGACGACCGCGACAGCATGGCGTTTCAGCAGGTATTCGGGCCGGAAGATTTGATCGCTGAGCGGTTTACAAAAGATCGCGCAATGGTCAGGCAGCTTTTGTGGAAAGCGACGGCTAAAAAAACACTTGATCACATTCCTACCGGCGCGTTCAACAAAGCTATTACTGCGGCGCTGATTGGCAGCGGGCTTGGCTCAAGCCTTGAAGAAATTAATCCGGCTGAAATTTTCGATCACCAAACGCGCGTCACCAGACTTGGCGAGGGCGGTATCGGTAGTCTTGACGCAGTGCCGGTAGAAAGCCGCAGCGTGCAGCCGAGCCATTTCGGTTTTATTGATTATCTGCGCACACCAGAGAGCGGAAAAGTCGGCGTCGATATGCGATTTGCCCGCGGTGCTGTAAAGGGCGCCGACGGCAAAATTTACACGCAAGTCAAAAATCTGAAAACTGGCAAACTGGAATACAAATCGCCGCAAGAAATAGCGGACATCCCGATTGTATTTCCGGGAGAAGAGGAGAGCGATTTGCCGGCGGTGGCTGCAATTGTTAACGGCAAGATGACCTACATTCCGCGCGAAAAGGCGGAATACATGCTGCCGAGTATGGACGCGTCTTTCTCGACTCTTGGCAACATGGTACCGCTGAAGTCGATGATGAAGGGGCATCGCGTAATCATGGGCAGCCGCATGTTTACGCAAGCGCTTCCGCTAACTAAACCAGAAGCGCCGTTTATTCAGTCCGCGATGGCTGAAGACGTAAACAAGTCATATGAAGATGATATGGGCACAAGCCTCGGCGCTATCCGGGCAGATGCTGTAGCTCAAGTTGTGGCTGTAACGCCAGATGAGATTATCTTACGCGACAAGAATGGCGATAAGCGCTCAATCGATCTGTATAACGACGCGCCATTTAATCGCAAAACGTTCTGGACGCAAACACCACTTGTGCAGCCGGGCGACACAGTAAAACCCGGGCAATTGTTGGCGCGGTCTAATTTCACAGACGACAAGGGGACTGCGGCGCTCGGCCTAAATATGCGCGTTGGCTATTTACCGTTCCGCGGCGCTGTATACGACGATTCAATTGTGCTGTCGGAATCGGCGGCTAAGCGGCTGACTTCTGAGCACATGTACCAGCACGAAGCAGAAGCCGACGACAATACGCACATCGACAAAAAGAAATTTATCAGCTTGTTTCCCGGCGAGTATGACAAAAAACTGCTAAGCAATTTCGACGACAACGGCGTGATTAAAAAGGGCGCAACAGTAAATTACGGCGATCCGCTAATCCTTGTTAGCCAAGCACGCGAGACGACATACGGTCAGGTGTTTCGCGGCAAGTCTGCAAATTTCACAAATAATTCAGTTACGTGGGAGCATCATGCGCCCGGCGTAGTTACAGACGTCGCAAAAACAAAAAACGGTTTCAGCGTTGTTGTGAAAAATCAAGCACCGATGGAAGTCGGCGACAAGCTTACGGGACGTTTCGGAGATAAGGGCGTAGTCGCTCAAATTATCGCTGACGACGAAATGCCGCAGGACAAGCAAGGCCGGCCGTTAGAGGTTTTGGTTAGTCCGCTTGGTTTAGCCAGCCGCATTAATCCGTCACAGCTTGTGGAGGCCGCGCTGGGTAAGGTGGCAGAGAAGACAGGCCAACCCTACAAGATAAAAGACTTTGACAGCGCTAAGGATCTCATACAGTTTGCAAAAGACGAATTACGTAAAAATCAACTGCAAGATTTAGAAGACGTAACTGACCCAACTACTGGCCGCAAAATACGCGGCGTGTTGACGGGTAATCGCTTCTTTATGAAGCTACACCACACCAGCGAAAGTAAGGCGCAGGGGCGGTCTACAGGCGGGTATACCGCTGAGGGCGCTCCGGCGAAAGGCGGCGTCGAAGGCGCGAAACGCGTCGGCATGCTCGATCTCGGCGCTTTGTTATCGCACGGCGCCGGTCAAGTTATTCGTGACGCCAAGATGGTGCGGGGGCAGGCGAATCCGGAGTATTGGTCGCAGTTCATGGCTGGGTATTCGCCGCCGCTGCCAAAAATTCCGCAAGTTTACAGTAAGTTTGTGGAGCAGTTGCGCGGTGCCGGAATTAACACTGTGCGGCAAGGCACCAAAACGCACATCATGGCATTAACGGATAAAGACATCGATGAACTTGCCGGCGACCGCGAAATTCAAAATGCAGAAACAGTCGATTGGAAGGGCGGCTTACGGCCGAAGTCAGGCGGGTTATTCGACGAAACATTGACTGGCGGGCATAACGGCAACCGCTGGTCGAAAGTTACGCTGCACGAATCAATGCCTAATCCCGTAA